AATACGTAGCTTTGAACTATCGTCTCCTGATATTGCTCTTACTTTTATTCCCCCCGCCTCAACTACACCTGAACCTGTCTGTCTCGGATCCATATTTATATTTTTGGATTCAGCTGAGATTTCTTTCACGGCTTCTGTTTTGCCAAGTTGATAAAAATGATTTGCTATATTATCAGCGTTTTGCGCAGCGAACAATGCTTTGTGATAACCATACCCGTCTTTTAGACCATTTTCATCGCTAAGGTAACTACCTACAACGTTCATAATGTCCATTTGAGTATTTTTTGTTTTATCTACATCTTTAACTTTAAATTGGAATTTTTTATCATCAATATTGAAATCAAAACCTTTGAATTCTTGATTAAACACTTCATCCGTTTTTAATTTAAAGCCGTTACGCACTTTTTCTTGAATCTGAGCATTTTCTTGTTGCTCATTATTGTATCTATTAAAAAAGTCTACTGCCTTTTGTTGGTCTGAATTTAAATTATCAGACATTTTAACTTCTTTATAGTATTTGTTTTTTTGATCTTCTAAATAGTTTTTTGCTTTAGCTACTTCTTCTTTATAAGCTAAATCTTTTCTTTTTATGTTAGTAGCATCTTCTATTTCTTGATCATACGAAAAATTATCTTTTATTAAAAAGTCTATTTCTTCGGAATTTAAATGAGGCTTAGTTGTATTATAATATTCTTTTACTAATGCTTCATTCTCTAAATTTGAGTAGTCCTTGTTAAGCTTCACATAGTCTTCTAATGTTCCACCAGTTTCAGCCATAAAGTTTATTAAATCATTAACGCCTTCTGGTATTTCAACTTTAGGTTCTAATGGTTCTTTAATTTTTTCTTCAGCTTTTATTGTATCTACTACTTCTTTTTCTTTTTCTTGACTTTGTTCGGTAGGCTCTTCAGGCTGCGCTTCGTTTTCTTTTTGTATTTCTTCGCTAGCGCTGGATTCGTTGCGTACAGGAACCTCATCTGTGCTTTGCTCTTGAATGGCATCTGTTTCTTCTTTAGGTTTTCTTAAATCTACTTTAGTGACCGTTTCAGTCCCAGTATCAAGTCCCATTTTTTTTAGAACTTTTGTTTCTTTTTCAGCTATAGATGGATTTTCATCTTCTACTGCTTTTGCTTTTATTTCTTCTGACATAATATAATATAATTGTTTTTATTCTTTTTATAAAGGTAAGAATAATTAACCTTATAACCCTTGATACGCAACAATAGTCCCTGAAGCTACATCAATTTCAGTCCAACGACCGTAAATTGTTACTCCTTTTGGAAATGTTACGCTGTCAACTACTAAGCCTGCAGCTCCTGCCCCAATGCCCTCAGTATTAACATATGTTGTTGCGCTTTCAGCAACTAATCCACTACCACTATCAAAAACACTATCTGATAACATTGTTATTGCAACCCATACATGACCTGATGTTGGTGTTATTGCAGCTGAACTTGCTGTTGAATATGCTGAACCATTTACACTGCCGGTCCAATCGTTTTTTACTACTTTACCCATTTTTTTATTATTTAATTATTATTTAGGATTAAATTGTTCTAATCCAAAGCCGCCCAAATTGTCAAAACCCATGCTAGACTCAAAGCTTTTTGGGGCAGTATTATTTTTTCTTTGATCTATTAACTCAGATTGCTGTGAAGCTTGAATTTTAGTTCTATCGTCTTTTCTATCTTCACGATACTTGTCTTTATCATTAATCACTTGTAAATCCATTTCTTTAAGCTTTACGTTTAATTGAAATTCATGAAGCATAAGTTCTTTTTTAATTGCAGCTTCTCTTTCTAGCTTTTGTATGTCAAATTGTGTTTGAGCTTGCGTCATTTTAACTTTGTTTTCTGTTAAAACAGTATTTTTTTGAATATCTACTGCGGCAGCTGCTTCAGCGGCTTTTGCATTTGACTGAGATTGAAGTTCAATATTTCTTGCGCTTATAGCTTGGTCTTGTTCAAGTTTTTTTCTTCTTCTTAATTTTAAAAGCTCATTTGCAAGTTTTAAATTTTTAATATTTCTAATATCAATAGCATCTTCTAAATTTATTTGTTCTCGTTGTAATGAAGCTTGTATATTGTTTTCTAACAATTGTCTTTCTTCTTCATCAGGAGTAAGCTCTAAAAATATACCAAAGTCGTGCAAATGTAACTCTGCTACCTCTTCTAAATTAGCTACATTAAATCTACCTAATGAGTTTACAAACGAGTTTTTTGTATTAGCAAATTCTAAAACATCTGATATTCTTAATGATATTGCTTCCGCAGTTTTTAAAGTTAAATATAATCCAGATTGTAATACATGGCGGGTAGCTGTGTTTGAGTTTGCTGCCGCTATTTTTTGCAAGCCTACTAATGCGTTTTTATCAGGCAAACTACCATCACGCGCTTCGTTTAAACCAGTAACATCTCTCATGTTTTGCAAATAGTAATTATAAGCTGTAATTAAAGATTGTATTTTACTACCTCCACTTCCAGTTTGTAATTCTTGTATAGGAACTCTGCCGTTATTAAATTCTCCATCTTGAGTCATAGACCTTCCTATAACTGATCCTGTTTGAAAAAACATATTTAACGCTTCTTGAGGGTTGTAATTTGTGCCGTTGCCTAAATCAACCTCTGCAATTCCATCTGCATCTAAAAACACCCCATCTGGCACCATTCTTGCTAAAACCTGTTGTAACTTTAAATGAGTTAATTGAATCATGTCAGCAAATGTTGTCATTCTACTAACTAAAGATTCTAATCTTCCTTTATACATTCTAGGCGCTACAATGTTATATGACATTTCAACTTTGGTAGTATCTGACTTTGGCCTTGTCATGTTTTCACACATTTTCCATTCTAAAACATTTTCACTACCTATTATTTTAGCTCCTGAATATAAAACTTCTATAGCTCTATTTATTTTTTGAAATCTAGCTCTTTGGTCTGATGGAGGATTAAAAGAATCATCTTTTCTAATTGCTTTTTTTCCACCTGAAGCAGTTTCTTTAATTTTATATGTTTGGTTATGATATGTTTTATATTCAAAATATAACACATATACAAAACCATCATCATCTCCGTCTATTGCCCCGTATGATTTATTGTATAATAAACTTCCAGATCCATGGCCGTTATCTTCTATAGCCTTTATTTCTTCTTCTGCTATATTTGGGAATTGTTTTTTTAATTCAACAATACTAATTTTTTTAATTTCTCCCACGTAATATAAATCATCAAAATAAGGAGACTCGGTGAATGAATAAACTATATCAGAGGGGTCAACATAATGAATAGTTACTCCTTCCGATTTATTAAAACCGTTTTTTACACAAGCCATACCTATAACTGCTATATCATAATCAAGTCTTTTTTTAGTAAGTTCATATTTGTTTTTATCAAAAACATTTGTAAGCGCTTCTTCTTGTGCAATTTCTATTCCTTGCTTATAATCTAACTGCATATGTACACTTAGCTCTTTTTCATCATACGGTAGCTTTTCTTTTTCTGTTTTATAAATATCAATACCTATTTCTCTCTGCACACTATCTATGTATTCTTTGCTTCGCATATCTCTTAACACATTATCCATATAATCACTTCTTTGTTTTATAGAAGAAGGGTCTTGTGAATATGCTTTTATATCATACATTCTTTCCGCAATACCATTAACTACAATGTCTACAAACTTTGGAATTATAGGTACTGGTTTCCAATCTAAATTTAAATAAGATAAGTCTCCGTTGATTGACAATTCATCTTTATACTTTTGTATTGATTGCTCTCCTCTTGCATATAATCTTAATCTATGAAAATTTTCACGATTAGACTGGTACCTAGAAGTACCAGAATCTTTTTTAAACCATTCCGATTCAATAGCTCTTCCTATTTTCTGTCCATACTCTATGCTAGCTTTTTCTACATCTGGTACTGCTTGACTTGGGAATAATCCTGTTGGGTGTGAGTTTGCCATTTATTTTAATATTTTTGAAAAATTTCCTTGATTATTGTATTTTTTAAATTCAAATTCTAATTTTTTTGTTGTTTTAAATACAGCAGGTGCATACTTGTTTTTATTACAAGCCATTATTGCTAACCCTGAACTTATTGC